CAAAGTGCTGCATGTTCTGCTGAGCAATCCCCGCATCGTCTCCAGCGTTGCTTACAGCGCCCTTGGCGTACCAGGCTGCAATATCAGACGCCTTCTGACCTACGAAGCCATACGACGCTGCAAGTGCGTTAGCGAGCGGCACAGCGCCTTCCCAGGCTTTAGGCTGAGCTGCTGCAACTTTGTCTATCTCCTTCCACTTGAGGGTAGAGCCGTCTTTGCCAAAGTCGTACTTCGAGCCGTCTGCAAGTGTGCCCTGGAAATTTTCATCGAGAATCTTGTTCTCTTTCAAAACGGTACGAATGCCATCGCGCATAAACTGCGCCTTGCCCTTCTTGCTACCAAAAGCTGCCGATCCTAAATAGCCAGCAGCAGCTCCAATAGCAGCACCAGCCGCGGTGCCGATAATTGGAATCGCTGAGCCGATAGAGGCTCCCGCAACAGCGCCACTTAGCGCAGCGTTTCTATTGCGCTGCGTTCCTGCTGCCATGTTGCCCGTCATTTCTGCGGTTTGATAAGCTCCGTAAGCGCCCATAAGAAGGTTTGCGCCAGGAACTAAATATCCCCCAAGAGCGTCAGTAGCAGCGGTTTGAGCTGCTGTCCCAGCCAGCCCTGAAGCTGCAACGTTTGTAGCTCCCGCAGCTCCGTACACTCCAGCGCCAGCATAGTTTTTATCTTTAGCCATGTTATAGGCTTGATAAAGCTGGAGAGCACCAAGTCCTCCTTGACCAACCTTGCCCCAATCAATATCAGCCATAAAGCCAGTGTCGTTTAAGGCCTCTGCTGGAAGGGTGTCAGTTTGGCCGTTGGGCAGCTCTACCGTAGCGGTGTTGCCCTTAACGCTAATGATCTTTGGTGTAGCTGGAGCGCCAGCTTGCACTCCTGCTTGAGCACCAGTTTGTGCGCCAGTTTGAACTGCCTCTGCGCCTTTCTGTGCCGCATCCCCCATGCCAAGAGCGTCTTGGACATTTGGAAAGCCCTTCATCGCTTCGTTGGTAAGAAGCGCACCACCAACAGCACCGCCAACCTGAGCCAAGCCGCGGCTCTGTGCGTCTCCTGCGGCTTCTTTCTGCTGCTGCTCTGGAGTCTTTGGAGCGCCAAAGCGCTGAGAAACAAGCTGATACGCCTGCTGCGGAGGCATCCTCTGACTACGAACAAGCCACATGTAGTATGCTTGAGGGTTAGTCTGCGCTAGTTGTGGTTCACCTGCCATCGCCATACGCTATATCCATGTTCCAAAAACTGCCGTCCCGCTACGGGCAAATATATCATCGCGGACAAAGCCGCCAGCATACACAACTCGACCAACCGCTACCCGACTATACTCCTCGTGTAGATCCTGCTGGAACTTTGGCACGATTGTAGAGAGGCCGTGAATTTGAGCAAACAACTCTTTTACGCCCTGCTCCACTAAAGCATCGCTAAAGAATGACTCGTCTGTGTCTGCTAAAAAGCTCTGGTAAGGCCCGTTGTAATAGTCCCAGGTTACTCCACCATCAGAGGCAGAGCCGCTAGTGTGCGTTGGAGGAGTCGCGCCACTCGTTCCCCCTGCTGCGGTTTGATAGTAATTACCGTTGTAGAACGTGTAGGCATTAGGCGCATAGTAGGTAGATGCTGCCCATGTTGCAGGACGAACACTCCTATCAGCTATGTACTCAAACACGAGGATCTCCCCCGAGGAGCCTGGCGCTGGCGTTAGTAACAGCTCAGTGTTGTTTATGCCTCTAATTTGGAACCTAGTGTAGATGGTCGCAGTAAGGCCAAAGCCTACCATCTCAGCATATTCCTGCTCTGAGATTGGCCCTAGAATCCTCCAGCGTGTCGATTGATTCCAAAAAGTATCGTACTGGTAACGAGAAAAGGCAGCGGGTAAAGCATATGTTGCCTGACCCGCCACCGTTGTTATTGCCCCTGAAGCGTAGCATTTTGGCCAAGGATACGCTTCGAAGATCTCCCTGTTAATCCTCTGAGCCATTGTAAGCAGCTGCTTAGTAGTGGTTTCATTAGAGCCAATAATTGCTGACTCTATGGTATAGCCACACTCATTCGCTACGTTGGTTACAATGCTCTTTAGACTCATGACTTACGGGGCCTACCTCGTTTCTTAGGCGTTTCGTCTGCTACGTCCTCATCCTCGAAGGTGTCCTCGTAAGTAGATTCTTGGATCACCTCCTTTCGCATCCCAGTTAAGCTAGTGCCTTCACTTGCCTCAACACGCTGCATCAGTAACTCAAGCCGCTCCTCAAGCTTTGCAGTCCTGGACTGCTCTTTCTCAAGTTGCTGTTTGAGCTTAACTACGTCTGCCTGTGTTGAACTGGAGGCATCTAGCCACTCTTTAGCGAGCTTTACAAACTTCACCAAAGGGCCAAGCCTGCGCTTTACATCGTCGTTGGCATCAGAGAGCTGCTCAACGGTCTTGAACCCAAGGTACTGCAACTCACGCATAGCTGCGCCAGTCATCAGCGGCCATTCTGCAAGCGGAGTCCCTGACTCTACAGGCTCATTGCCGCGCATAAACGCTTCGTACTTCTCTGGATACTCTTCGATGTCGCGCTGCTCGATGCGCCGTACCGTCTCATCCATTCCAGGCCACTGGATAGAGATAGACGGAATCTCATCAAATACAGGGCGTCCCGCAGCAAGGGACTTATCCCTGTTCTCATTGTACACATTTAGGAACTTTACATTAGCGCCAGCGTACCGCTTCTTCTGCTGGTTACCCTGTCTCAATGCGTCCCAATTAAACTCTGGCATATTCTTCTCCTATAGTTAGGTTTACTGCCACCCACACTATAGCATCATATTTAGCCCGTATGCCTATCACCTATTAATAATACCCAAACAACTCTACGTTGCCAGAGGTAGGAGCCACTCCAGCATGTTTACACTTCGTAGCCGTCTGGATGTACTTATCTGCCGATCCAACCCCAAGCGAGATGCGAACCGTTGTTGGTATAAAAATCCCGTTGGTATCGTCCCAGGAGCAATAAACTCCCTGGTTTGTTCCGTTGTATATCTCAAGGTGAACCAAAGCTTTTCCACCAGCGAGAAACTGCGTGTACGAGCCTGTAACGCTACCAAAAGCTACGGTTGCGGCCGTGTAGTTTGCAGGGGTTCGAGCCTGTCCATGAGCTACGCCGACATAAAACAGAGATGCGAGGAGAAGGAATAGGTGTTTCATTTTCGTATAGTAAAAAGGGGGGATCGCTCCCCCCGTTTGTTTACAGAGCCTTGGTAAACTTCAAGTAGTAGTAAGACGTTCCGTTTGATACCACTACAAAGCAGTTAGTATCAGCGTCAGCGTCTTTTACAATCCCGACAAAACCCGTTCCTGTTGCTGTTGGAGCACCAAACGAGGTGGTAAGCTCAGCAGCCGTTGGGGTAGTGTCGTTGACGTTGTTTACTGCCATCCGAGTACGAACACCGCCAGCCGTAGCGTCAACCTTGTTAGGCTGTTCACCATCGACCAGAACGTTGGACAACTCTGGCGGCATTCCAAGACCAATTAAATTCGTCAGCGTTGGCATAAATCCTCACAAAATTGGGGGGATGTTACTCCCCCCATTAAGGTTAGTTAACCTTCAGATGGCTAAGAGCCGCAAGCTCTACCGCTGCTGCTGGGGTAGTCGAAGCTACTCCAACAACGTAGGCGATCTTAGTCGTTGAAGCATCATCAGCCACGCCAGCCGTTGCCGTCGTGTTGAGGTTATTCTTAGCTACATAGTTAGCAGCTACCTTTCCCTTAATGCCCGAACCAACTCCACCAGCTCGCAAGCCGCCAACCCATACCCAGAGGTACTCGTTATCGGCAGCAGCTACCTGAGCAACTCCAACGAGAAGTCCGTTAGAGCCTGCGTTTGTAGTCGTAAGCTGAGCGGCCTGGCCGTCTGCTTCGATCTTTACAAAGGCATACTGGTCGATTGCTCCATCAGCCTGAACAAGAACAAAGTCCCCGACAGGAAGCGATCCTACCTCTCCTACCTTTGCAGGCAGGGGAATAGTTATTCCGTCCCAGGTCTTTGAGTAATTAACTCCGAACGATCCTACTTGTGACATATCTCTAGTCCTCCACTATTAAGCGTAAATGACAGCTTGAAGTGCAGGAGCCGAGCAACACAGGTTACCTTCCACGATTATCACCGTGAAGTAAGCATCCTGGTCAACAGGTCGAGCCATCTCAGGAGCAAGAGGCTTGAAGTCTGCACCACGAACAAGATCAAACGACCAGTACTTCGTGTTGAGGAGGCGAATCGAGTTAGACTCAAGCGAGCCACCACCGAATCCACCATCAAACACAAAGTCGCATCCGTCATAGCTAAGGGTACGGAAACCAGCTACAGCCTTCTTGGTAGGAAGCTGAATACGCTGAATTGCCGTCAGAGAGCTATGAAGATGCTTCCACGAAGTGCGGTCGCACAACGCGAGGTCAGGCTGCTCATTGCCACGAACGATTTGGGAGATAGTATCAGTTACAGTCTCCTGGACGTTTGCAGCGGTAAGCGTAACGTTTATTGCCAAGTTACGCGCCCAGAGGTTAGAACCACGGTCAATCGATCCGTAGGTTCCTGATCCTGGGGAGGTCGATACAGCCTTCTTAATGCCGTCGAACTCAAGACCAGCAAAACCAGTGCCGTCGCCAGTGAGCGAGGTGCTGACAGTGTTCTTGAGGCGAGCGATAGATGCCTTCATCTTCATCTCAGCGAGATCAAGAAGCTGTGCAGAATCGCGGTTAGCACGACGATCACGACCGTTGATTGCTACAGGCTCATACACCTGCTTGATAGCAAAACGGAACGCAGTAGCGTCGTCTATTGCATTGAGGTTAAACGAGGAGAAGCCAGAGTAGAAACCACCCTGAGCATCGTCGTTATACATAATCGGCTTACGAAGCTCGTAGCCGCCAGAGAACCGTCTTACAAGTCCCTGCTCATCCAATGCTGCCGAAAGTGCGTTATGATGAAGAACTTCATCTGCAATCGTGTCAGACTGATCAAACAGGGTAGCTACTATTGCTTCCTCTAAGTTTGCCATTTTAGTTATCCCGAAAAAAATTTGCGTTTTCGCGGGATAACTAGGTCAGACTACTCGCCTCCCATGAGACGACGACGCAGATTATCCCGCAAGTCTTTTGCTTCGATTCTGGGAGTCCCCGTTCCTGGAGAGCCAGATATAGATTTGGCAGCGGCTTTGGCTTTTTCAACCGATTGCTGCTGCTCTAGTATACGAGGCTTAGCAGTCATTTTTTGGACTAGACTGGAATAAGCCTGGTTCCCGTTAATCACGTAGTTGTAGGCCGTTTCAAGTATCTCCTCTGGAGAGCTATATCGGCCCGTGCCTGTTAAGGCTGCAACTACAGGAGCCATATCAGCCTCTAACTGCGAAGCTGTTTCTGGATCCCGAAACACGGGTTTTTTACTCATGAACGATTGTACGATCTGTTGATTGTAATACTCAACCGCCTTATTTTCTTGGTCTTGCAGAATGGCCTTTGCTCGCACCTCTGCAATTTGCTCAGCCTCTTCTCTAGTTAGGTAGTCTTGCGGGGTTTCCTGGTAGCCTGGCTGCTCATACTGCTCAACTGCGCCCTGCGGCCCGCCGTAGAGATCCTGGACGGTAAGCCCATACGACTCTAGCCACTGAAGGGCCGTGTTGACTGGATCCTCATGCATCGCCTGATCCCAGGCAACGCTACGCTTGGCTATGTCACCTAAGCTAATCCCTGCCCGAGCGTACTCGTTTTCATACTGGCGTATAGTGTCATAGACTGAGCTGGTTTCTTTTTTTAACTCTTCGAGTTCCTGCATCCTACGGCTATAATCGCTACGGGTTTCATAGGCTCTACGATTAAGATAGGACTGCAAGATATGTGCATTTTGAGGCGTTGGATTCAGGAAGGCTTCCCGTTCGTCAGCTCGCATATCGGCAGGGGGGAGAAGAAGGGGCTTCTCTTCCTGTTGGCTGACCTGTGCCTCTGGCTGGCTATCTTGCTCGGTTACTTCTTCCTCTGGGCTTCCAGCTGGATCATCTTGTTCATCTGGGCCGAGATTTTTCTTCAGTGCATCGCGTATGCTGATACTCTCTGGCGCTGAGCGCTCCGCTACTATTTCTGTCTCTGATACGTTCAGATCTTCATCGCTCATTTGTTTAGTCTCTCTCGTACGCTATCCATTAGTTTATTGAGCAAAGCCTTCTCAGACCGCTCAAGGTTCTTCTCTGGGGCATAGCCTCTATCAAAGGCGTCTCCTACTTCTACAGCTCCAGCAGCCCTATAAGCTGCCCTGAGCTTTGATTTACTTGTATAGATTTCCTTTGGATTAAGTGGATTACGCACTGGCTCCATCTCGTCTTGTATAAACAGGTCACGAGCATTTGAAGTGCGCTGCACTTTTTCTATTGGAACTACTTTTTTTTGAATCGGACAATATTGAAATAATTTATTGCTCATAAATCTATTTTAGCTAACCACATTAGCGCCTTTAGTCGCTTTATACGGTTATTTCGCTTGCGGGTAAACTCTTCCGCTTTACGTTCGGCCTCTTGCAGTTGCA